ATTTCCTACGGCACTATCTGATTTAGATGCAAAAATATTAACAGGAGCAACAACTTACGAAACATTCGACGAAATGGCATTGGCCTTAAACTATACAGTATATGAATAACGCATCGTTAGAACTCGGCGGAACAAACTGGGCAGAGAAAGACGGTAGTCTATTAGGCTACACTGTCAGTGATGACTCTGGAAGATTTTTTCCTCAAGAGTTTACATTCACAAGAGGCAGTAACTTAGCAGCTACAAGAATAGGTAAAACAGGTCTTATTGAAAAGGGGCGGGAGAATCTTGTTTTGCAATCTAATCAGTTTGATACGACTTGGGTAACGCCTGATGCTACTATTGCGAGTGGACAAGCTGATAAAGATGGGGGCAATAATGCTTGGCTTCTTACGGCTACAAGTGCATTTAACAGAGTTACTCAATCTGTTTCCCAAAGCGGTATAAAGCGTTTTAGTGTCTATGCTAAAGCAAATACAAACGACTACTTATTGTTAGGTAGTGTTGAAGGTGCGCATTTCTATGCCACATTTAATCTTGCAACGGGTGCAGTTGATTCTAATAATATAAACGCCATGCTACCAAGCATTGAAAATGTCGGGAATGGTTGGTATAGGTGTTCTGCCACTTGGGTAGGAACAACAACAGAGGTGAGAATAGCATCACAAGCTACAAGCGGTCAAGGTGGTTGGGCATCTACTACAAGCGGCTCTATCTACATCCAAGATGCTCAATTGGAGCAAGGTCTCGCAGCAAGCCCTTACATACCAACAACTACTACAAGTGCCCAAGCAGGAGTCCTAGAAAACACCCCAAGATTAAACTACACAACAGGAGTTGCTGATCCGTATCTTTTACTTGAACCGAGCAGGACAAACTTAATACCTCATAGTGAATTGATAAATACATCAACTTACTATATTAGCAATAATGTTTTAGAAGAATTTGCCGGAATAAGTCCAGATGGCTCAAATACCGCAATTAAAGTAACATCAACGGGATATACTATATTCCGACCATCTGCGCCATTAACATTAAGCACAAACACTACATATACATTTACTTTCTATGCTAAAAACATAGATGCAAGTGGTGCTTGGTTTCGTGTATACAACGCAAGTGCTGGAAACAATCTTGTAAACACGACAAGTTACTTTAATGAATTAACCATTGGAGAGTGGGTAAGGATTGAATACACATTTACTACTACCGCTACCGACACACTTTATTACCCATATTTACAAGATGGCAATCAAGGCGGTAGCATTTTGTATTGGGGCACGCAACTTGAAGAAGGAAGCTACCCAACCTCATACATCCCTACCTATGGGGTAAGTGCCACGAGAGCGAAAGATGCAATAAATCAACAAATAACTAATCTCACAAGTGTTCAAGAAGGTACATTCTTTTTGGACTTTGATAGAGGATTAACTACGGCTACGGCAAGAGATGCATCAAGTGATGGGTTCTTTTATCGTTCAGGAAGCAGTTTTCCAGCAACTAATGCTATTGAAATCGCTACTGAACCCGATGGAAGAGCAAGACTTGCTTTAAGATTGTCAAGTTTCACTTCAGTTTATTTAGATAACGCCTTAAGCAGATACAAGATGCTTGTAAAATGGGAAGGTAGTTCAGTCAAGGCTTATGTCAATGGAGCGCTTGAGTATTCTTCCGCAACAAAATGGGGAGATGCAACTTCGGCACTGGAATACATTGGTTACAACGCTTCATTTAGAAAAGATGTACGTCAATTACTTATATATTCCACAGCGTTAACCGATGCAGAAGCAATAACACTAACAACTATATAATATGACACGACTAACAAGAAAATATGAATTTGTAGACCAAGCAGCAGCAGATGCCGCTATCGCTTTACTACCACAAGACGAAGAGGGAAACCCAACAGGTGAACACCTAGTTACGATATTAGGTTTTATACTTCTTGTCCCTGCAACTTATGACGATGAAGGGCACGAATTAACTCCGCCTGTATACTCTGATAAATACGCGGTAGATATCTATTGGGGTTCTGAAGCTTTAGAATCTTGGGAACCTTACATTGTATGGCCTTTGCCGATGGGTGTACACACTTACGGTAGCTCTAGCTCAAGAAACGAGTACGAAGCAACCTATTGTGGTTTGTTCCCAGAAAGCGAGTATTGCAACCCGCCACTACCGCCTGAACCTGAGGAACTTGAGTTACCTTAATTACAGGTAATAATAATACAGAACAATTAAATTAAATCAAATGAAAAAAGTAACAGACAAAGAGCTTGAAATGCTACAGTCGTTAGTTAAAGCAATTAACGAAGGGCAGGCGACAATCGGTGGTATAGAAATGCAGAAGCATGGACTTATGGCTGAAGTTGACGGGTTGATTAAACAACTTAAGCAAACACAAGCAGACTTAGAAGACGAATACGGTAATGTAACCGTAAACCTAACTACTGGGGAGATTACAGAAGCAGAAGATGCAGATAATCCGGAAGATTAGTGTAGGTAAGGACTATAAGAATGACGCCATGCACTATTCTGTTGGACAGGAAGTGTATGGTGGTCATACTATAGTTAACATTATAGAAGAGGAAGACAAGTACTCTATCTATATTCAGAAAGCTGATAATGTAATGCCGTGGAAAGACTTTAACAAGAACATGGCGGTATCTGTAGAATACGATCTCAATTGGTAATGCAAAGCATATTTAACTTTATCGTGTCACCAAAACACGGTAGGTCTACATCGAAGAAAGATATAGATGGTAAAGAGTTACTATTAAATACAGAAGTACAAAACCATCATTATACCAGCAGACTAGGTGTTGTAGTAAACACGCCCTTAGCGATTGACTCAGAGATACAACCGGGTGACGAAGTAATCGTTCACCATAACGTATTTAGACGTTTTCGCGACATTAGAGGCAAAGAAAAGAACTCTAAGGCATATTACAAGGAAGATACATTCTTTGTGCAACCAGACCAGATTTACGCTTACAAAAGAAACACGGAGTGGCAAGCATTAGACGGCTACTGTTTCGTTAAGCCTATAGTAGCAAAAGATACATTGGCTATGCACCACGAACAACCGGCAATAGGCATTATTAAATATGCTGGTGAGGGTTTTGAAGCAGGTGCGCTTGTTGGGTTTAAACCTGGTATGGAATACGAATTTAATATAGAGGGTGAACGATTGTATCGTATACCCGTCAATCAAATTACAATCGAATATGAGTATCAAGGAGACGAAAAAGAGTATAATCCTAGCTGGTCACAAAGCTGTTGATGAACTCATTAAAGTCGCGCAGGAGAAAATCATTACTAATACAGAGGATGATGTATCTGCAGACCGATTAAAAAATGCTGCTGCTACCAAGAAGCTGGCAATATTTGATGCATTTGAAATATTAAACCGACTGCAAGAAGAAGAACGTATACTAGAGAATAAACCAGCAGAAGAAAAGAAAGAAGCTTTCAAAGGTTTTGCTGAAAGACGTTCTAAGTAATGTACGAGCAGAGTTTAGTTAAAACCGTAGAGCCTATAAAGCTTACCACAATACATCGATACAACAAGAGTAAGAAGTGGAAGTACGGTTATAATAAAGAACACGACCTTATTGTATTAAGCAAGACAGGTCAGATAGGCGAGATTATTGAAATACAGAATCTTGTTGTAGCTCTACCTCCAGAGCCTAAAAGCTTAAAGAAAGGCTTAAATAAGTGGGCTGTTCAGGAGTACCCTAAGGAGCTTAAAAATATTAAGAGTATATTCGATTGGCAAACATATCCAGATGAGTTTAAGAACAAGTGGGAAGGCTATATTGACGAAGAATTCAATAGACGCGACAACGGTTATTGGTTTTATAACAAAGGTAAGCCTACTTATATCACTGGAACTCATTACATGTACTTGCAGTGGAGTAAGATCGACGTTGGCCACCCTGACTATCGAGAAGCCAATAGACTCTTCTTTATATTTTGGGAAGCCTGTAAGGTTGATACCAGATGTTATGGAATGTGCTACCTTAAGAACAGACGGAGTGGATTCTCATTTATGGCATCAGGAGAAACCGTTAACCAAGCAACTATCTCAAGTGACGCAAGATTCGGTATCTTATCAAAGTCCGGTAGTGATGCAAAGAAAATGTTTACCGACAAAGTTGTACCAATTTCCCTTAACTACCCGTTTTTCTTCAAACCCATACAAGATGGTATGGATAGACCGAAGACTGAACTGGCATATAGGGTTCCTGCTTCTAAGCTAACACGTAAGTCAATACAATCACAAGAAGAGAGAATACAACTCGAAGGTCTTGATACAACGATTGACTGGAAAAATACAGGAGACAACTCTTATGATGGTGAAAAGCTTAAGCTACTCGTGCATGATGAGAGCGGTAAGTGGGAAAAGCCTGATAATATATTAAACAACTGGCGTGTAACTAAAACGTGTTTGCGTCTTGGTTCTCGTATCATCGGTAAGTGTTTAATGGGTAGTACCTCGAATGCTTTAGATAAAGGTGGTAACAACTTTAAGAAGTTGTATTTAGATTCAGATGTAACTAAGCGAAACAATAATGGTCAAACAAAATCGGGATTATACTCGCTCTTTATACCAATGGAGTGGAACTATGAAGGATTTATTGATGAGTACGGGCAGCCGGTATTTAATACACCTGAAGAAGAAGCGGTAGACCCACACGGTGATAGCATCGAAGTGGGCGTTATAGATTACTGGGAAAATGAAGTTGACGGCCTTAAACAAGACCAAGATGCTTTGAACGAATACTACCGCCAGTTTCCACGTACTACAGACCACGCTTTCCGTGATGAAAGCAAGAATAGTATTTTTAACTTAGCAAAAATCTACGAACAGGTTGATTATAATGCAGACTTGCGTAATACTAATACTGTAACACGCGGGAGTTTTCAGTGGGAGAACGGAGTTAAGGATACTAAAGTAGTGTTTATGCCAAACCCACAAGGACGCTTTAATGTGTCTTGGGTACCTGGTTTAAGTCTACAAAATAAGTATATAGTTAAGAACGGTATCAAATACCCAGGCAACGAACACGTTGGTGCATTTGGGTGTGATAGCTACGATATTTCAGGAACGACTGACGGCAGGGGTTCTAAAGGTGCATTGCATGGATTAACTAAATTCACAATGGAAGATGCGCCACCTAGTACATTCTTTTTAGAATATATAGCTAGGCCTCAAACAGCAGAGATATTTTTCGAAGACGTGCTTATGGCTTGCGTCTTTTATGGAATGCCAATACTTGCCGAGAATAACAAACCAAGGTTATTATACCACTTTAAGAGAAGAGGCTACCGGGGTTATTCGATGAACCGACCTGACAGATTATGGAACAAGCTTTCCGTAACTGAGAAAGAAATAGGCGGAATACCTAACTCTAGTATGGACATGAAGCAAGCACACGCTGCAGCTATTGAAATGTACATAGAAAATCACGTAGGTGTAATAACTGAAGGTGAGTATGGAACAATGTATTTTAACGATACATTAAACGATTGGTCTAAGTTCGATATGAATAACAGAACGAAATATGATGCTTCTATTAGTTCGGGGCTTGCTATTATGGCTTGCCACAAAGATTTGTACAAACCGATCGGGGAACAACAAAAAACAAAACTAAACCTAAAGATTGC